GGTTCTATAAACCAGTCGGCGGGATATTTTAGTAATAAGTTTTTAAACTCATACACTAGTTGTTCCTGCTAACACCTTTCATCTTTTCATATGACCTCAAGCCCCCCAGCCCGAGCATGCCCATAAGAATGGTGCTAAGTTGTGAAAACTCAAAGGTAGGCATAGATATTTGAACACCAGCTAAAACTAAAACAAAACCTAATATTGGTGAGATTACAAAATGATATGCTAGTGCTACCCCGCAGGTCCACCCTACAAAGGGACGCCAACCTGCGACAAACATACTCTTGTGTGCTGCTTCTTGTTTATTTATTTCTATCTGCGCTAGATTAGCTGAATGAAAAGCAGTCTTGAGTTCATGGTCTAGTTTAGCTTTTAAATCTTTGTCAGCTACAAATTTGTCAAGCACGTTGCCAGCTACGCCTACTATTGATTCAATCATTATTCCTCATACAAGTTGTTAAAAGTTATACTAGGGTCTAAGTAACTTTCATGTTCTTCAGCAGAGTGAGTCCATTGTGAAGGGGTAAAGTCAGGTGCACCCTGACCTGTAACCCATAATGCTGGACTAGTAGCCCTAACTCTATTATTAGGCAAAGCGACAAAGTTACCTTTCCACTTGCCTTCCTCGGTTATATATAATACGTGCGATTGTTTATGTTGAGCAGGGTCATCAGCAATATCTGAATCAGTATAGTCTACGGTGAACAAATATTTACCTTGATAAAAATCACCTCCTATCTTGCAAAGCCAAGGACTTGAGCTCACTCGATCCATAACTATAGTGCTATGCGTTCTTGATTCGCAGTCCCAAGGTTGAGCTAAATGATCTTCCATAGGTTCAGGCCATTCTTCTACAGGTATATCCGCTATCAAAGCTTGAATTGGCATCCGTGCCCACATAGCACCACCGTGCACGTTTTTATCGGGATCGTCTTCTTCGCAACCAGTAAAGACTACTTGAAAGCTTAACGATCTATCAGGAATGGTGTTTACTGCAATAGCCAACGCATGAAGATACTCGCCATGATAGTCTTCGTGATTTGCTGTAAACTCTTTTCTTACCCAACACTTAAAGTGGGGTATGTTACTAAGTAGAAAAGCCACTAATTATTTTCTTTTCTTTCCGCCTTTCTTTTTGTACTTAGTTTTTTTCATAGCGCCAACTTTGCCGCCTTTTTTCATGTATTTAGTTTTTTTGTGACCTGGCATTTTGTCTCCTTGTCTTTGCGTTAATTTTAGCTACTGGAGGAAGTTTTATTGTTTCCAAAGGATCTAACGGTAAAGTTTCTCCAATAACACTTTTCTTTGTTTTACCAAACATAGTTAGTCTATTTTACTACCAGCGGGTACTATTTTACCACCTTTTCTTTTAACCATATCTTCGGCAAGAACTCTGGATAAGTTCATGCCCATACGAAAAGGTTTGCCATCATACTCACCTACCACGTCAAATTTCATTCCTGTAGTCATAACTAGCTCCGTTAAGATGATCTGTAACCACCACCTCTTTTTTTATAAGTTCTCACTAACCAAGCGTTAGCATAAGCTGAAGGATAAACTTTAAATTTACGTTTAGCTTCTGCTTTTACCCTAGAATATAAAGCTGGATTGGTTGGCTTAGAACCACTCTTGCTTTTTGATTTTCTTGATTTTCTTTTTGTTGCGGCCATTTAACACCTCCATCTGCGTCTTGCTTGCCTTAATCTAGAATTAGGATTTTTTGCTGCTTTAGGGAACTTTTTCATTTGCCCCGCTGATCTAGCACAAAATGACTTTCTTCTAGC